TGTCGCCTGCGCCCATTGTGTTGTTCCTTTTCTGCTACGATTTTATACCACGGCTCGCGGGCTATGGCACTACGGGGCCGAGCAGCATTTCTTGAGCGCCCGGAGCAAGTTGCTGGCTTAAAAGTCCGGCGGTGGCCGGCGCTCTCAACATGCCGCCCACTGCGGGTATTGCGGGCCTGATTAGATACCGTCGCCCCAGAGGGGTATATAGTCCGCGCCCAGCAAGCCCCAAACTCAAAGCTCCGACTGCGCCCTCTCCCGTCATGCCAAACGGTGTGCCGCCGACGCCGCCAGCGCCCATCAAGGCCATAGAGCTAAGAAGGCGCGGCACCGTACCACTCTCTGGCAAGCCGCCGCCCATAACTCTTTTGAGAGTTTCAACGGGGCGTTGCATCCTAGCTTCACCCGCCTCAAGGCGGCCCAAGCCAGTTGCCCCAGCCCGCCTTTCTTCGGCGCGAACAGCGCGCAAAGCCTGAGCCGGCGTAAAGGCGCTTTCGTCAGCCATAGCCGCCGCGCGGCGAAGCGGCACATACTTGCTGTATGCACTATCTAGTTTTTTAAGCCGGTCCGCCCTGTCGGGGAATTGTTTTGCAAATATATCGAGCAGCGCCGCATCCACCTCGTCAATGGCCTCGGCTCTTGCAAAATTATTTTGTCTAACAGCAGACGTGGCGTCCGCGCCCAGTTTTGACTGGATGGTCTTGAGCGCTGCCGCTGATATTGTGTCGTTTTCATCGGCAGCGTCTGTCAGCCGGTCAAGGACAAGTTGCTCAAGATCAATGGCCGCAGCCTCTTGCTCTTTGCCCAAGCGCTTTCGTGAGGCAGCTATCGCCTCACCAACAGCGTCAAGCGTCTCATCATCGAGCTTTATTCGCGCATCGGAAAATACGTTTTCATAAGCCTTGCGTATTTCGGCCCTAGCCCTATTCGCCGCAGCGCGCGGTGTCATAGTTACAGGAATTGTGACGCCTATATCTTTGAGCGCTCGGTTGTAAAGAAAAGCGGGTGACTGCTCAATGGCCTTTCTTTGAGCCGCCTTGATGCCAGCACCCATAATAGGGAAAGATGTAAGAGCTTCTTCTGCTGTCTTAATACCGCCGCCGTAAAGCTGTCCGGGGGTAAGGTCTATGCCGGCCGCGCGTAACGCACGCTGCGCCGCAGGAATGGCAGGGGTAACAGCGGAGCCAGCAGCACCTATTGTGCCGCCAGCAATCATGCCTGCGGGGATGTCACCAGCCTCTTCCGCATATCCAGCGCCAGCAAGAGCGCCAGTTGCAGCGCCTGTACCCAAAACAGCTTTTGTACCTGTGCCCAAGAATTTAAGAAGGCCGCCCGGAGCCAAGAGAGAAGAGCCGACCTCAGCGAAATAGCTTTCTGCTGTTTTATCGTCTCTAAATTGGGCCATCTCGGACCTGATCTTGTCACGAAGTGCGGTGTACTCCTCGTCACCAAGTGACCCAAGAAACGCCTCAATCTCATCGCCAAATCCAAGCGTTAGTCCTTGAAACGCTGCGCGCCCCATATCCTTGGCGTAGTCTTTTGTCATGCGCTCTTGTGCGCCCCTGATAAAAGGCTCACTAACACCGCGAACCAGACCACCAAACAGTTGTTCCGCTGACGGCTTTTGCTGATCCATATATGTGATCATTAATCAATCCTCGCTAATCTACCGCCGATGTAAGCAAAACCTTTTAAGCCGGACGCTTCTGCTTCTGCCTCTGTATTAAATTCATACGGGTTTGTACGGCTTCCCTTTTTGGGCAAATAGGACGTAACGACATTATCGACGTTAAAATCATACACCTCTGCCAATCCTCGATATCTGGCCTCAAGCGCTGATTGCGCGTCTATATATGGCGCAAATTGCGTGCGGGCCGATTGGATGAAGGCTTCACGCTGCACATCGCTCAAACGCTCGCCTCTTAAAATCCTGTTGTAGCTATTCCTAATTCTCTCCGCTACTCCTCCAGAATTTTCGGCGTTTGCAAATTCGCCCTCTCGGACAACCGATCCGGGATCAAGAACCTTCATATAGCCAAAGATAAGGGCCAAATCGTTTGCGCCGCTTGGCGTCGCTGCCGCAGCGTTTTGTACCTTTTGAAAGCCAACATTTGCCTCTTTAAAATCTTCAGACGCTTTGTCGTATTCTTTTCGCAGCTTTGTTTCGTCTTCAAAACCGGGGGCAGCCGCCGCTGCTTGAGCCTCCGCTGCGGCCCTTTTGACATCAAGAGTTTGCCGCTGTATCTCAAGTTGAGCCTCTCGATATGCCGCCAATGCTTCGCGCTCGGCCCGCTTGTCTTCGCGAGCCTGTTCCGTCGCGGCGGCGTCTGTATATGCCTTGAGGCCAGCCGCACCCATCCGCGCCAGTATCTGTCCCGTTGAGGTTGGCGCCGGCTGAGGTCCAGACGCATCAAGGCCCGTCAGCGCCGCAGACATTATTCCCATCCCAGCGGGTGACGTTAGCGGCTGCCGCATTAAATTTTGCATTGGCGTAGGCGCGCTAGGCGTTTGCGCGCTAGGAGGTATGTATGTTGACATTGCTCTGCGAAGCAGGGGCGACACAAAGGGCGTCTGAGCTTTTTTTTGCGCCGCGATGGCAGAAAGCTGTGTTGCGTCCATATATGGCGGATGAGGCTGACCTGCCTTGCCCCCACTCATATAAGTTGGATATGACCGGCCTCGGCGAAAATCAACTTCTGGCCGCTTCTCCAGCATTTGCAAAAACCGCGCCGACGGAGTGCCGAAAACAATGTTACCCGGTCTACCTATTGCCATCTAAACCCCCAATAATCCGGCACCGCCGCCAAGCAGTGCGGCAAACATCGGGTTAAGACCCGCTTGCCCGCCCATATAATAACCACCAAGCGCGCCGCTAAGAGCCGACCCAAACGGGTTTGAATAGTAAGGCGTTATCTGTTGGCTTCCAAGCTGCCCGCCCTGCACGCTGGCAAGATAGTTCGCCAGTGCAATTTGAGGCGCTTGCTGCTCAAACTGGAAACGATCAATCTCAGCAGAAAGCTCTGCCTGATCCTGCGCCTCGCGGGCAGCGCCAACTGCGCCTAGTTTGTTTATGTCCGCAAACCCAAATTCATATGCGGCAGGAGCCATAGCCAAGGCATCCATTTGCGCTTGATACGCCATCGGCGCGAGCGCCTCTGCAACGGCCCCCTGTTGATATCCAGAGCCATACCTGCCTGCCTTGCTAAACTGCGCCTCGACCTGCTGAACGGCCGGCTTGAAAGCGGCGGCTTGTAGTGGGTTTGTGCCTTGCAAATTTTGCATGACAACGTCTTGAACCGTTCCCATAAGCGGAGAGCCGTCAATAGCTTTCTGACGAGTTGCGGCAAGAGCCGCCTCGGTTTCTGGAGAAAATCCGACAACCGTGGAGCCGGGGAAATATTGCTGCGGACCAAGATCGTATAGGCGCTTCGCCTCGGATAGGGCAAACTCCTTGAATGGCGCAGTTGTTGGGTCAGTCATGTTTTGACTGACGCTTTGAATGGTCCTAGTGCCGCCGCCGCCTTTACTCATCTTTAAAATCCTTTATCAGTACCACCGCGCTCTGGCGGTAATCTTTTAATGTGCGAGACCAACCCCTGCGCCCGATGATCTCCATCCCGTCGCAACCCTGCGTCTTGGCCCACGCTGCGATTGCAACTTCCGCTTGCATCAATTCGTCCAAGTCACCACCCGCCAGCCAAATCCGGCACATTGCCTTCTGCGGATAGTCAACCACCTCCGTCACTATAGCAGACCTTGACAAAGGAAAAAACTGGGCCTTGCCCTCTGCTATGGCTATAGCCACGTCCTCTATTGTGTGCGACCCGCCGGCATACTCCAGCGCATCCTCAATATACCGCTTACAGCGCTGCCAGTGTTCGCTCATTCTGTATTCACCCAATAATAAGGTAGGCGAATTCTTGTGTGTGGCCGTGGTTATTGTGTCCAATCTTCATCGTCCCATCAGTGCTGGTCGATTTGATGTATGGCTGAAAGTGTGACGGTGAGTGGTCAATCGATGTGAAAAACACTACGCTCTCTTTTGAAAAGCGCGGGTCGGTATGCGTCGTCTCAGTCACGTTGGCAGCAAGCGTCACATAATCCCAGCTATTCAAGCCGCCGTTGATCGCTCGATTTAAAACCTCTGCGATTTCGCGGGTGGTTGCGATAATAGGGTTTAGAATACGGAAATTCGTCTTACGCGCCGTCATCGCCTGCCGATGTCCCTCGCCTCAACCTCGATGCCGAGTGCCTTGTCCCAGTTGCCAGTAAACTTGACGCGCGCGCGGTGATAACGGCCCTGTGCCCGAAACGGCGAAAACGCCGAGGAGTTAACTGCCACGTCGCTGGTAAACGTCGGTGTCTCAGACTGCGTCTCGCGTGTGCCGACAGCAACCGTCACTGTGCCGGCCTCGTAATACGGATATATGCGCGTCACAATCGAGTGCTTTCCTGTGGACAGCGGTGCCTCGGCTGTCTCAATCGTGCCGGCCAGCGCTGATCCGGTAAAACTATAAATTTTGTTCCCGTATGCGCCTCCGAAGAAATACTGACCGCCTTTGTAAAAGCGGCTGTCTAGCTGAATACTGAGGCCATCAACCGTCGCAGACAGGTTGTCCAGCGCGTCAACTGTATATCCGGCCGAGAACATAGGAGCGAGAAGGTCTGCCTCAACCTCTGCAACCGACCATTTATTCAACGTGTAGTTGTAGATCAGGATTTTATCTGGCTGCCCTGACGGCGACGCCGTGGATGTGTACGACCACATCGCGACTTCGTTCAGCGGGTCAACCGCCGCAGACATGCGTTCATCATAATTACTGTCGAAATCGTTTAGGAAAAATTCATTTATGCGCTCGCTTCCGATGGGCGTGATGCGCTGACCGTCGAAGGAATAGAAGCCATCACTGGACAGGAAAAAGACAAGGTTCCCAGCATTACAAACAGAGTTTTTAAAGTTACACCCGCGCTCAGACACAACTTTGTCAAACTGCCAGATCAACGGCGGGCCAGTGTATGTGGCGCGGAAAATGGCGCGCTCGGTCAGAACCGTCGCATATTCGCCGCCGACTAAGCCGGTAATCTCGCCGCTGTCGGGCAGGTCTTGGAAGTCAGACTGATCCGTTCCAACGGTCCATCCATCTATATCGTTAAAGGCTGACCACTGGACGCGGTAGGGGATGCGGCCCGTACCGCTGTCCACGTTAGCTATCCAGACGAAGTCTCTAACAGCCGCGATAAAGTCGGCCTTCGGAGGCGAGCCGGCTAAGTCTGCAAATGCAGAGCTTGTGCCTAGTTGGAAAAACTGAAGCTCTTCGCCTATTCCGCCTGCGGCGATAATGTAATCGCCGAATTGAATAAACCTCCAGCGCTCTCCGCCGGTCAGGTCATAGCCGCCCGTCTTCTTAATGTCGTCGAGATTGTTTGTGGACGTATTGTGCTGATAGAGCTTCGCGTCGTCACCGGCAAATAACTTGTTATTGCCAGCGCTGTCCTTGGCCGCAAAAATGCCGCGAAGGGTTCCAGAGGCCGCGTTTGAGTACGGCACAAAACTATTCATTGAGTGATAGCCCACAGCGCTCGGCATGACATTCGTCGCGACAGTTACGCCGGGGTTTAAGATGTCGGCCTGATCAGGCAGCCATTCGCCAAACTGTTGTATCACTGTGGCCTCCAACTTTCTGTGCCTTCAAGCACATTACCCCAAGTCTCGCCCCCTGACGAGACGGTCTGCCACGTCTCGCTGCCCTCTGCCTGCGTTGCCCACGCATCTGTGCCGTCAGCAATTTCGACCCACGCCTCTGTGCCGTCAACAATCTCAGTCCACGCATCGCCAAGAATGTTTGCCAGCGTTTCTTGTGTTACGCGGAACACAATGTCGCCGCTCATAACAAATACGGCGATTATCTCGCCGCTGGCGCTCGCTACCACCTCCACGCTGGCGTCCATACCGCGTATGCGAGAGAAGGCGTTCACGGCGCTAACAGACGCGGCTGCGGAGCCGTTTAGCAGCCTAATGCGGTCAGCGTCGGACGTTACCGTCACAGAGATAGATGCAGCGCCTGACATGCGTGCTATGAAGGCCGCAACCGCTGAAACAGACGCCGCGCCAGAAACACTTGCATCGAACAAACGCAGGCGAATTGCTGCGCTGGTAGACGTTACCGCCGCATCGCCTGTGCCTGTGACGGTGCGCGCAATTCCTGCATTGTCGGCTGCGAAGGGCGTCTCAGAAAATGAAAAGCTGCCAAACATGATTTACTGAAACCTTGCTACAGTCACGATTTCCAGTATGTACGTCCGCTGGCTATCACAGAGTTGATGCGGGTCATGTCTTTACCGGCAGTTGTGTACCGGTCATCCAAAACTTCTGTTTCGAGGTACATCACCATACCGCCAACAGACTTCTTTTTCGTAGCGTCAGTTTCATTTTCGAGTTTCATCCCGCCGATTACATTTTCGATGCTATCGCAGGTGTGCAACAAGCGCAGGTAATCCCTGTCCAGTTCGTTTACAGCCATTTGTTAAGCTCCTTCTAGCGTGGCTACTCGCGCTTTTAGCGCAGTTATTTCGGCAGACAATTCTTGGATTGCCTTGACCAAAATCGGGTAGGTTTTCATCGGATCGGCTTCAAGCCTTGCGGGATTTTCCCAACTAACAAGATGGGTGTAGTCTGCTGAAGCGTGATCTAGCTCAACATCTGCAAGCTCCTGTGCAATAAAGCCAAGTTGCTTGCGGTCTCCCATCGTGCCGTCACGGCGGTTCCATGTAAAAGACACAGGCCGCAGATCGTTGATGAAACTCAAGCCATATTGAATGTCTTGGATGTTTGTCTTGTCACGCTCATCCGACAACGACGATATAGATGTGTCGTTGCAACGCAGGTTAGTGACTAATGCATCACCGAGCGTGATTTCATCGCTTACAGAGGTTGAACTAGGCTCTGCGTTGTATCCAAGAAGGGTGTTGTTGTCTCCACCAATAGAGGTGGTCCCAGCCGAGCTGCCCACAACCGTGTTTTGATTAGAGAGGGTAATTCCTGTCCCGGCATTATCACCCACGCCAACATTGTCGTCTCCCGAACCGACGGCTCCCAAAGCTGAATTGCCTATTGCTGTGTTGTCGAATCCACTGCTCAGACCATCCAAAGTCTGATAACCAACGCCCGTATTGTCGCTACCAGTGCCAGCACCTTTTCCGGACTCTGCCCCTACAAAAGTATTGTTGTCTGATGTTGTAAACTGCTGTCCCGCCTCGTATCCGATGGCAACATTATAATCACCCGTAGTTATGTCCTCTAAAGCATAACTACCTACTGAAGTATTATAAGCTCCGCCGTTTAGACTATACGAAGCATTATAGCCAACGGCAGTATTATCACCTCCCGAGCCGCCTAGCCTTCCGGCCTGATTCCCGACGAACGTCAAGTTATCACCACCGTCTAGATCATAACCGGCTAGATATCCGATCAGGGTACAGTTGTCGGATTGTCCACTCTGACTGCCGCCAGCATATGCGCCTACGCTTGTGCCACCGGCATAGCCGTGCCTCGCTGAGTATCCAACCGATACACCGTTGCTGGAATTATTGTAGTAAGTATCAGCATCCATCCCCACATAGACGCCATAATCACCCGTTCTTTGATAATCGCCTGCTCTCATTCCAACAGCAGTGGCCCCGTAGTTTCCGCCATTCGCGGCAGTGTTATACAAGGCTTGATAACCTACGGCTGTACAATAAAAACCAGCCTCATAACCAGCGAAGTAACCTACCGCAGTGATGCCATCCGCAGACGATAGTGGCCCATATGCGGAACCATAACCAAGCGCAGTGTTGTAGTCGTCCACCGTAACCGATGAATTCCCTAAAGCACCATAGCCCATTGCGACATTTCTGATTGAACCGCTACCTAATGCACTGCCCGTTGAATTGGTAGTAGTGTCAACATTTGAATTGATAATAGCTGTATTAGTAGAGTCAATGGCTGTGCCGCTGTCACCATTAACACCTGTTTCTGTACGCAGCAACGCAACGTGACCATCGTACAAATCACCAACCGTGATCGTATTGTCGCGGGTGGGGTCTTCAATCGCCAGAGTGGTTTCAAAGTCGTCGTCTGTAGCACCCTCAAAGGTAAGACCAGTGGCAGTTATGCTGCTGCCACTACTGCCGCTGGCAAACGTAATCGTGTCGCTTGAGGCGTCTGTCGTTATGGTCATGTTCGCGCCAGCAACGTAGGTCAGCGTGTCAGTGGCACTATCTGCCACGACATCGCTCTGACCACTGACCGCAATAGTCTTAAAGCTGTCGCTTGAACCGCCGCCTCCAGAACCATTAGCTGCTGCAGTGATGCGGCCTTGTGCATCCACCGTAATATCCGCTGAGGTATAGCTGCCAGCCGTGACTGCTGTGTTAGCCAGCTTGTCAGCATTGACTGCATCATCCGCAATCATACCCGTTGCCACTGTGCCGCTGTCACCCGTACCAACCAGAGTGCCCGTGTTTTCCGGCAGGGTCAGGACGGCAGAGGATGCCGCAGAGTGCGGTTGCGCTTGCAGGGTTTGAGCGTGAGCGTTGCTCGACTCGCAGTAGAACTTTACTTTCGATACTGCGCCTGTGCCCGTGCGGATGTCGATCTGACCGTCAGCTATAGAAACGCCGCCTGATGATCCATCACCGTCGAGGTTGACCACACCCGTACCGTTTGGCAGGATATCGATGTTTCTGTTGCTGGTTGACACGATGTCGTGTGTAACAACATCAAGGTTCCCGCCTAGTTGGGGGCTGGAATCTTCCGATACATTGTCTAGCGCATTTGGGTTCGCGGTTGCGCTGGCAGCAATTCCGTCTAGCTTAGAACCATCTGTGGCAAGGTCGCGACCATCGATTGTGCCGGGGATGGAAATGTTGTCGCTGCCATCAAGAAACACCGCCTTGTCGGCTGGCTGTGTGCAAAAAATGGTGCGGGTGCCAGAAGTCCAGTTGACCGCCGCATCGCTGTTGCTCGACTGCAAAATGGTCGTGCGTGCAAGCGTGGTCCCAGACGCAGTGAAAGTGCCGATGCCAATCTCAAAGTCTGTGCCGTCGGTACAGCAATAGTAAGTGGTATTGCCGTCACCAATAGCGGTAAACGCATCAAATCCAGTAAACGAGCCGGACAGCGTGTATGTACCAGTGCCGGTTGTGGTCGTTTGCTGCTTAACGCGGTCTTTGAGTATGAGTGCCATCTGTCGCCTCAGTCAGCGGTAATGTCTAAGTCGCCTGCGTCGATCTTCAAGACATCGCCCGAGCTGATCGCTTTACCTGTCGAAAAGGCACCGTGGATCAACAAATTCCCGCTTGACGCCGCATCAAAGATACCGAAGTGCGAGACCGTACCCCACGACCCCGTCGCTGCCGCAAACTCAACCGCGCTGGTGTTGTCGGTAGCGCCGCTGGCTGCGCTGTCGAAGGCAATCGCTTTGCGCGCATAGTTGTTGCCGGTCAGTTCAGTGCCACTGTTGTCATCAGCAAAGCTGCCGGTGGACAGGCCGATATAGACGGTTGACGGTGCGGTAAACGCCGCAGTACCGAGAAGATGGTCGAGTAGCTTGTTCTCCGCGTAATCACTAAGTGCGCTCATTATGCTTCTCCTGCCGTGTTCTGGCGCTGGTAAATGCTGCTGATCTGGAGCGACGACGTGCCGTAGTTCGCGCGCTCTTCGTCGATCTTGATCTCGTTAATCGCCATCGTGAAGCGCTGCATGTAAGCGTTGGCGCGCTGCTCATCGAGAAGATACGCATACGCCTCGGCAAGGCTTCCATACAGGTAAGCGTCGGGATGGCGCGTCAGCACCTCATTGACGAGGTTGCTGTCAGAAAGTGCGGACAGCGAGCCGATGTAAATGATCTCAACCGTGTAGGTGCTGTCAGGCTTGGGCCGCAGCTTTAGCTCTTGCCCGACAAGCGAGTAAGCGCGCGGCTTGCTATTTCCGCCGGACGAGTAAGAGCTATGCAGGGCGGTTGGCGACATATACTCCAGAACAGTCTCAGGGTCGCCGTTGAGCTTCACCATCCGCAACTCACGCAAATCAGTTGGCAGCGCTGTGTATTCGTCACCAACAGTTAGCGTGGCGGTAGCGCGCTTTTCTTGGCTGCGCGTCTCTAGCTCGCGGCTCAAGCGCCCCTCAGCCAAAGAAATGAAATCGGGGATGACGCTGGTGAGGTCATCCCTTGCCAAGAAGTTCGCGATTGCGGTCTTCAGTTCTGTGTAATTCGTGATCGCCATCAGAGGTTTCCGCCGCCTGTTCTAAATGCCCGGTTCTGGTGATCGTTCAGCCACTGCTTCCACGCTCTTTGGTTTTCGCGCATCGGGCCAAACTTTTCCAGAAGGTGATTGTACACGACGTTTGGTATTTCGGCCACATGCTGTGCGTGCCGCTGTGTATTGCCGATCATTGAGCCGGGCTTGTAGTCATTCGCCATCTGCTTGTTGATTTTCAGCAGGTCGCCAAACTCTTGCCGCTGCTCAATGTGCATAGACCCGTCGCTATGCTGGTGCATCACGACTTCTTTGCGGTCTCTGGGACTGGTGTAGAGATATCGTTTCATTTTGTCCTCATAGAGGAGAGGGCGACCTAAGCCGCCCTCTCGCTAGATTAGGAACCGCTCAGATCAAGGATCATTGCGTGTGCCTTCGGGGCAGTCGGCTTGAGCGCCCACTCGATCAGGACGTGGCTCTCAGTCGCGTCGCCAACCTTGGCAAGGTCTTCCTCAAGGAAGTTACGACCATTCAGTGTGCAGAGTGACACAAAGTCTGGGTCGATCAGGAAGATACGGTCATTGGAAAGCTGGCGAGACGGGGTCGCCTCAACAGTACCAAAGTCACCGAGGAACACCGAAGTCGAACCGACATAGGTGACTTCCTTGGCGGCAGTCATGTTCACGTCATTGCTGACGAGGTTGCCGGAAGCAGCCAAATCCGAAAAATTAGCTTTGTTCGTGGCACTCATGACCATCATGCGAGGGTTGCCGCCGTCAGCCCAAGCGTCCTGCTGCGCGTCCTCAATGAGGGCGAGCGTCAGTGCGCGGTCATCACCGTTGGTGATGGCGTCAGTACCGTCGCCAGTAGCGAAAGCGCCGGAGCCAGCACCGACAGAGCCGTTAGTGATCCAGCAAGACAGCGAAGCTGACTTACGAGGGTCAGAAGCGGAACGAGCAACATCGGTATCGCCGATCATCTTTTCCAGATCGCGGCGCAGTTCCAATGATTTCAATACCTTCTGGTAATTGTGTTCACGCTCTCGTCCGGCAGTATCTACCGCGTCCAGAGTGCCAGAAGTCGCGAAGACTTTCTTGGAAATCTGGTGGTAGTTACCCACGCGGCTGGTCGGCGTGGCCGCCGCAGTCGCAGTGTCGGCACCTTCGTTGTGGTAGTTCGTGGTGCTGCTCGCAGCCAATTCCTGTACTTGCCACTCGGTAAAGATACCGTTGGATGTTTCCTTCTTCACATTCGAGAAGATCGGTGTTTCAGCAGGGTCGATGCGATAGATCACATCGGCAAGCTGCTCGCGCTCACCAATCGCAGCGCTAGTAGCGAAAGTCGTCATGACTTTTTCCTTTTCAAGTTGCGGGCCTAGTTTCGGCCCATAAGATACTCAACAGCGGCATCCACCGTACCGGCGCTTTCAAAGCGCTTTTTGGCTTCTTGCCGAGAACGATTAGCAACTTCGCGCTTGGTCTTTGGTCGCCCTGCCTTGGCCATCTTCGGGGCTTTACGGGTGCGTTTCTTGGCGGCGGGGGCTTTGTCTTGTAGCTGGTCCCACTGCCACGCTTTATAAAGAAGCTCAATCGCGCGCGCATCAGATGCGTTTGCGATCTCCTCTTCACTAAACCCGATCCGCTTCTGAGCGTAGGTAATCACTTCCCTGCGCTCCTGCTCGCGTACATCCTCATCCTGCCACGCAGGAATACGGTTGAGCATCTCGCCACGCTGCACCTCTAGGTGCTGACGTAGGTTCTGCTCTTGCTCGCGAGCCTGTTCCGACGCGATGCGCTGACGTTCGGCCTCGACCTGCTTCTGGTATTCCTTTTGCTGGTCGAATTCGGCCTTTGCCAGAAACAAGTCACGCTCGGACATCGTCTCGGCCAATGCTCTCCAGTCAGGCTCTTGCTGAGTTGTCTGCTGGATTTGGGCGCTCAACTGATCAAGTTGCTGCGCGTAAGCGTCCCGAAGTTGTTTCGTCTCAGCTTGCTCGGCCTCAAAGGCTTTGCGCTGTTCGGCTAACTCCATCGAGCGCTTAGTGTACGCCTGCTGCCGCGAATAACCATTCCGAAGCTCGTCAAGGTCTACCTCGATCTCCTGACCGTCCACCTTTACGGTGTAGGTCTGGGGAGGCTCCTCTTCGTACTCGTCATCATCATCCGCCTCGTAGGCGTCTTCGCCCTCATCGTCCTCCTCGTAATCCGCTTCGGCGGCCGCTTCTGCGGTCTCCGCCTCTGGTTCATACGCCTCAGTCTCAGGCTGTTGAGGCTCTCTTGCCTCTACGGTTTCTTCTGTCACGGTGTCCGCTGGGGGCGTGTTCAGAAGAGAAACTGCGTCATTTAAAGAAATAGCTCCGGTTCCTGTCGGATTGTCGGACATAAAAAAGCTCCTAGTTTACACGGCTGTACCGTTTAAATTCGTCAAGCTGTGCTTGTGCCAGCTTACCATCCTCGACAACGCTTTGAAAATACCCCTTGACAGCGCCAAGTGCCTGCATCAGTTGGAATAACTTCTCGCGTGCCTCTCCATCATCGACGCCGGATGTTTTCCAAGCCTCGACGAATTGCTCATCGAGATACTCAAACGCCTCGATAAAAAGCTCATTTCGCAGCAGCGCTGCGGCCTTCTCGGCGCGATCCTGCCGCTGCCTGTTCTTGCCCTCATTAATCAAGGAGTGTGTACCCTGTCAGTTTTCGCGGCGCTTCAAAATATTCTGGAGATATAGCAGCTTGCTGCCGGAAAGCAAGGTTTGCCGCGCTAAAGTCGGAAGGCGTGCCGAAGCCCGCCCCGTAACGCTCTCTGAAGCCCATCAAACCCTCTGGAGCCACGTCTAGCAGTCCCATTCTCGCATACTGCGCGCCGGGCGTCACAGGGGCGGTTGGGGCGGTTGGGGCGGTTGGGGCTGTGGTTGTCCTGCTGCGCGTGTCAAGCCGGCACGCCTGCAAATCTTCATCAAAGATATATCCGTCTGGACATTCCTCGCGGCCCGTTACCGGGTTGGTGACGGGCGGGACCATATCATACTGGTCTTCATACGAGCTATCGTAACCACCGTATCCCGGCCCCGGCGCGATAATGTCCCTGTACGGATGATCTGGACCGGGGTCAAATCGGTTGCCCCCGTACACCACACCGCCAAATGCGTTGGTGCTAAGTTCGCCCATAAGTTTGCCCTTGCTGTTAAAAACAGGCTGGCCGAGACCAAGACGCAAATCCTCTTGTGGTGCATTTAGCCCAAATATTGATGCAAGGAGAGGCATATAACCAGACCTAGATGAGTACTTCATAACCGCCGGAGCATTTGCCCCATACCTTGCAAACATAGCGCCGGGGCCGCTGGCAAGTTGTGCCGGCGTAAAACCCATCTCTGGGGTGCCAACCATCATAGCGCGAATTTGCGCTGCTTGCCGTGCTTCGTCTGTGGTCCGAGCCTCAGCTAAAGCATCTGCGGTGGCCGTTGACGCAACAGATGATCCGAAACCAAGATCAACGGCGGGCGTGCCTGTCTCTTCAATGTACATACTGGGGCGGCTCGGATCATAAAAATAATCAGCCATAGCCTGATAGCGCGCCGCATCCGCTGCGGAAACTGTAGGCTTGACGCGCGGCCCATAGCCTAAATCAACAGCGCCTAAGCTAGGCGGATAAAACTCAGGCTCAACGTAGGCAGGGGCCGCTTGAGCCGCCGCCAGAGCGGCAAGCTCTGCCTCTTGCTGCCGCGCAATCTCCTGACGCTGCGCGTCGCGTGCCGCCATATCTGCGAGTTTCTGTTGCGCGCTAGAAATGCTTGCTTGAGCGGCAAGAGTGTTGGCGATCCTGTCGGCTTGATTTGCCGCCATTGCAGCATCGTAAGAGACGGCTGGAGCCGTCATCGGCCCGTAGTCAAAAAACCCCGCCCCATAATCATCGCCGTAAGATGCGGCAATTTCCTCCGCCATCTGTTGTGCTTCGCGCTCCTGCCGAGCGCTGGGCTGGGGCTTTGACCAATCAGTGTCGTTCCTTGCCATCGCT